CTAGATCCGTCTTCATCAACTAAAGATAGTTCTGATTGAAGTTGATTGCCCTCATCAGCTAATCTATTAAGATCTTCATTGCTGTATTGAGTTAAATCTATTTCAGACTTAGGCGTAATCTCATTTTTAATTTTTACAAGCCTTGCTCTTTTTTCGTTTTGTGTTCTGATTGCTTCTAACAATTCCTCTTTACTTCTAATCATCGGAGATTTACCTTGTTGATAATCTAATATTAAATTATCTATCTCCTCTATCTCTGCATCAATTTCATCTGGTAGACTATAGTGTGCATATGTTTTACCTGGTGCTTTTTTATTTTTAGGCACAAGTCCTATTTTTCTAAACTCAAATCGACCTGGATATCTTATGCCTGGAGATCCAAACGCAGGGTAATTCTGATCAATATAGTTTTCTAACACGTCAAACTTATCATCGCCATAGTGATGTCTAAATACTTTGATAGGATCTATGAAAGGATGGCCACCTTGTCTCATAGCGTTATAAATAGCAGGTGTTGTTTCAATACGACCTGCCTCTATCTCGTCAGCTAAGAACTGTCTTGTTAAAGTTCTATAGATACCTTCGCTAGGGCCGTAGCCTTTACCTTGATATTTTCGTTTAACGATAGACATTCTATTTTCTTCTGCTTTGCCTGTTTTGATGTCTTCCATTTCATCAAGTAATTTTTTTATTTTTTCCATAGATTTATCCATAGATGCAAGAATACCTTGGTCTTGCTTAATTCGTTCTTCTAACTCTTTTTTTGAAACACCATATCTTTTTTTAACCTCAACGTTTCTAAAGTTTTGGTAAATTTTCTCTGGCTCTTTGCCATCCTTAACTAAATCATCAGCCAACTGATTAACTTTGTTTTCTAGATCTCTAATTATCTTCATATTGTATCTAACGTTATCTAAATCTTTACCACCTAAACCTTTGTTATTAGCTTCTAAAAATTTTAAGTTTTTCTCTAGTCCGTTTTTGTACGCCTCTAGTTCTATTCTAAATTGTGAATATATGCTCTCAGTTGTGCCGTCTAATCCTTGCAACACCATTTTACTTTTTTGTGGGTCAGATATTTTGGTGTTGATAAAAAGCAAATCACCACGTTCTTTTCTTGTGATTAATCCTTTTGGCTTTGTTTCAACAGATTTTTTTATTTCAGGTGTAAAAGCTTTT